AAATACCCATCTATAACATTGCCAGCTTCCGTGATCCGGATCATTGCAAAATCCATTCCATAATCAGCAACTTTTTTCCAATCAATCTTTCTCTGCCATGCAGATACGTCAATTCCTCTTAACTCCATTGTGTACCTCCACTAAAAAGAGGACGATCACTCGCCCTCTGAATCTTTGTATTTTGTTCTGTCCCAGATTTCTTTTACCCGCTCCCATCCGCCGGTTGCTACAAGATATACAATAAATGCACCAACTATAGAAGCTACAATATAATACCAGACAACAACCACCTTATAGTATGTACATAAGATGACCAGTGCCACCGGGCAGAGAATCAGCGATGTGACCAGTGCCACAATACTCGTTGGAATCTTATTGATCCCAGGCATCTCCTTAATTACCTGCACGATAATCGATACCAGAAATGCAAGCACTCCGATCAGTGCCAGTCCATAGGTTACATACTGCATCATTACGTTAATATCCATATTCATTCTCCTTTTCGCTTGATATGCAATTCTTCAATTTCCTGTTTCATTTTTGTTACCATCCCGTTCCCGCCCAGTGCATGATATGCATCATACATCTCACAGAAATTCTGATATGCATATGATGGGATGTCACCCAGCTGCATATATTTCGCATGATACTCGATCAGCTGTGTACGGAGCAGGAGCATTGTACCTTTACTGTTAGCATCCCTGTCTTTTTTCTGATTCTTCAAAAGCCATACAATATATCCCAACAGGGCCGGTAATACAACAGTATATGTCTGCATGAGTATTTCTTTCACTTTTTCACACTTTCTCCGGTTGCGCCGGCGCAATTTTAAGTAAAATAAATAGAGCCTCACGGCTCCGCTCTGATTCTCTCCATGATATTATCCTCATATTCGTTCTTTTGTCTGATCTTCTATTGCTTTTACGTGATTAAGCATATCACCTACAGCATAAAATGTTGGTGCTTTTACATTTCTTTTTACAATAGCACCATTGTCATCTACCTCGTTATAAGTAGTAGTAATGGAATATTCTCCACCCTGATTGATGATGCTGATAATCTTAATTACTTTCATTGATCAATTCCTCCATTTCTTTGTCGTAGTCTTCGACAATCGTGTCGATAATAATGTTATAGTCCTTCTGGGCATCTCTGGCATCTTTCTGCGCTGCTTCCTGTACTTCTTTCTCGTCTAGTCGCAAGTGTTCAAAGCTTTTCTGGATACACTTAACCTCCCAGGAAAACTTTAAATTCGGTGTCCCCTTCACCATAAAATACTCCGCATCCTTTTCTTCTATCCATATATCACCATCTCCTTCCTTCTGCAGAAATACCTGATACTCAATTCCGGAATTTATTGTTTCCGAAAATGCCGGATCTATATCAACAATCGCGATTCCTCTATCATTGGTCTTCCCACAACCAAGATCTCCAAACATTGGTGTCGGAGTTTCGTAGCAGTACAATAGCCGATCAGAGAAATTCTCAGTTCGAGCTACACGGGATTTGGTTCCACGGACTTCTAGGTTTCCTTGGAGTTTGATTTCATCTTCGCCATCGTCTGAAAAAGAATCATAAAACTGAATACGGGATGAAGACGCTGCACTGATAAGCAATGCAGCGTCTCCTCCAACAATGCCACCATCAACGGTCAGAAAGTTGGTCCTTGTTCCGTCTGGTGACAGCTCAGTCACGGAATCACCATCATCATCAAAATATATCCTGTTATTTTCCGGATCTAAAACTATCTTCTGATCATTAGATTTTATAATCCCGTCTTTAACTGTCCAGCCACCCAGAGTTCCATATGTAGCCACGAATGAACCGTCTGTGAGAATCTGGAAATAATTATTTGCCGTAACCAGTCCATTAAAATTGATTTTGTTTGCACTAATAGAAACCTTTTCAGAAGACTGATTGATTGATGAAATGATTCCATTCTTAGATACTTTAGATTCAATAGAACTCTGAAGGATATTTATCTGGCTATGTGTTGATTCTATGATATCCTGCTTTATCTGAACATTTGTTACATAAAGAACAGATGCGTTAGAAGATGTCACAAATTGAATGGTATGTTTTCCTTTTTTCAGTTTTACATCAACTGAAAATTCTTTCCATTCCTCAGACATTTCCGATGAATAAAATGTTTTGATTGTAGTATCGTCAATTTTTATATTTAGTGCAACCTTTTCAGGACTAGCAGCCTCAAATATTATCGTATTAGATTCATCTGCATCAACCGTATAATCATAATTCATCCAAATTGAATTCCCAGAAACCAGGTAAGCACATGTTTTTCCTAAGTAAGTTATACAAGGTTTTTTGTCGAGATATGCAACCCAGCCAGTAAATGTTTCAAATGTTCCATTTTTACAATAATTAGTACCATATATTTTTTCACGCACATCTAGTTTGATTTGATCAGTCTTCTGGTCAATCATGCTCTTCGTTTGCTCTGTGGTCGAATATCCACTAAGCGCATCAGTCTTAACATAAGTTTCTGATACCGCAGTGCTTAATCCATCCACCTGTGCTTTTACATAGGTTTGCATATCTGTTGTGCTGCTATAGTCATTAGTGACTTTTGTAGACAATTGAGATAGATTCGCAGAAAAAACATCTACTGCGGATTTATATTCACCAACTTTTGTATCCAGAGAAGTATACTGTTTGCTTACAGCGTCATATTTTCCCGTTACATCTGTATACAATTTTTCCAGACCGCTTACCGTCTGCTCTGCCGAATACAGACGGCTGTACATGGTTTTATTGCCATTTCGAAGCTCTGTCAGTTCACTCTCTGAAATTAAAGCACTGATCTTGCCCTGTTCAACTTTAAAGCTTGTTTCCAACCCTTGGAATCTTTTCAGTGTACCGGATGGAGCAAACAGTGTTATTTCTTTTATAAATCTCAAAGCATTTCCCTCCTTTCGAAAAATGCACAATAAAAGACATCCGATGTGGATGCCCTTTAGCATGGATTTTTCAGCAATAAAATAGTAACCGGTTAAAACCCTTTTATAAAGGTATGATCACCAATGGACTAGTTACTGTTCCTCTTGTTCCGGGACTTTATCTAGTTTCAACGTATCGTAGTGGAGGATACAAGATAAGTTCATTATCTATAGTTAATATTCAGGCACAGGACGGTTCTTTTATCGAAACGCTTGCTAAAGGTGTGGATTACGACAACACCATTGAAATGAAATATACTGATAGCAGCATTTCATTTCAATATAAGATTGACTTATCTGGTGGATGTACAATCGTTATATTCAAGTTGGCTTAAAGATTTATGAAATATAAAATAGTAACCTGCTCCGCACCGTTACCGCCGAAATAGAAGATGCACTTCCGGATGATTTGCCAAACGGATTAAAAATTGCTTCTTATACTACAGATACCAAAAATTCTCCGAGTAATTATGGTGTAATATTGTACCTTCCATACTTTGATGGAAGTAACAAATGGTTTACAGCTATAGCATGTTCTACCAATAATGGCGGTATATATATTTCCTCTAAAACAAATGAAGCATCTTGGAGCGAGTGGGTCAAAATTCAAACTCAATAAAATAGTAACCCAGTGACCGGTATTTTGAATCATGTTTACGAAGTAACTAACTCTAAAACAATTTCTGTCGATGTATCTAAAATCACATCTAATGGCAATGCTGTTCCATTTATGGTAATGCTATGCGATTGGTCAACTGGAAAGTGTGAAATGATATTTGGAAGCTATCGCGGAAATGAGGAAAAACAAATTCCAAAAGTTTACAATGACAAATCCACAGCAACCTGTGATGGAAAAACATTAATCGTAACATTTCAAACACAATCTTCATATTTAAAAATGTTTTATTAAATAGTAACTCCTTTAGATGTGCGCGAATTGATTACCCTAATTCTTACAAACCTCTTGAAAAGCTTAATTCTCCGTCTCTAATCTTTGGAACGGGAAAGAAATTACCATATACATTAATATTTGTAGATAATGAAGGTGACAGCGATTTAACGGGAGGCACATCCGTTATATATGGTTTTATGTATGAAGAGGATACGTATGGAGCGCAAATTGCAATGCATTACAGTGGAGCTATTCGCAAACGCAACAAAAATGACAATGTTTGGAGTGAATGGACTGTAATACACAACTAACAAAATAGTAAGGCTAAACGGTATATTTTTAATCCGGACAATGGAGTAAATGATATAAAAGTACCTAATTCGAAAACCGTTTATGTAAATTATTCTACGCTCAATAATTCGAATATAGCTGATGTAGGTTTTGCAATAATTGTGTCAAGGCAAACAAATGAAAATACGGGGTTTGTTCAAAAAATAAAATCCATTTCAAATGTAGAAATATCACTAGACAAGGATGCTTTGAAATTTCAATCCGATATATGGGTTGTTGCATATTTATTTATTCCATAAAATAGTAATCAAGCAATAACAATAACAAACGTCAAGACAAGCATACTTAAAACAAAAATCACACTGCTCAAAGCAGGAAACATAGTTGTAATTTCCTACACTGGAGATACAATAGATAATGTAAAACGAGGTGATTTGCAAGTAATAGGAACAATCCCTCCTGATTATGTACCGCGGCAAAGAATTGTAATAGCTCCTATACAATCTACACCTCAACAAATACAGTTAATATTTGAAAATAACGGTAATATAACAGCTTATAATTACGGGAATGAAATA